CATCAATCAAACGATTACTACGAACCACTACACTTTCCTCTCTAAAAAATTCTTCTAACTTACTAATAATTAGTGGTCTGGTCTTAGAAGTCGTTGAAAAACCAGCAACCATTTTCTTTTCTTCACTATAATGTTTATTCGTTACTTGGTGTTGAACATCAACATATTGTAAGTCTTTACTTGTATAAAATAGATTAGGATAATCCCTATCTATAATTTGTTGGATTGTTGCCCAACCAATATTATTGTTCTCTACAATTAGTAGAGCGTCATTATATTCTGTTGAAATACTAACTAACATATTTCCAAAATCTTTGGTATTTATTCTACCTTTGTATTCTGCTACCTGAGTTAAACTTTCCAACTCAATAACGTGAAACGCAGAATAGTCTGCACTATCTCCACGACCAACATCTGCACATACAATATAATCTTTATTGTAGTTTGGTTGTTCCCAAACCCACATATTACTATCGATACCTCGTTTTTCTACTGGTTCGATACAATATGATTTTCTTAACTTTTCTAATATCATAGCGTCAATTACACCAGTACCAGATGTCAAGAAGTCACAATCACATTCTTGAGCTGCATTTGAAGGTCCTAATAATGTGTCTTGTTCTTTTCTCCACTCGTCACCTCTGTCTGGGTGAACGGTCCAATGTAATTTAATTGGATTAAACATACCAGTTGCTTCTTCAGCTTCTACCCAAGTTCTATGAAACCAATTACCCACACCATTAGGTGTTGATAATGCAATACAACTACCACCTGTTGTTAAAGTAGATTGTGCAGCCGTCCAAATATCGTCAATCTTATCAATGAATGCCGCCTCATCTAATATCAATAATGATAGAGCTTCTGAACGAGCGGCTTCGGGACCTGATGATACTGCTTTAATCTGTGAACCATTCATATATCGTAGGTTCAACTTATTATCTTCAACACATCTTTGTTTTAACCAACTCGGTAGATTTGCGTGCATAACACGAACTTTCGTTACTAAGTTTTTTGCTACTTCTTGTTTTGTTGCAATTACCAAGACATTTTTATCTTGGTGGAAAGTCATCATCCATAGAGCGTATCCGGCTGTCAATGTTGATATACCTAACTGACGAGCTTTTAAAATAACATTCATACGATTCTCTTGAATTTCTTTGACAGTTTTGTCTTGAAAATCATACAACTCGAATGGTATTTTACCCTGTATCGGGTGTTGTATCATACAATACTTTCTCATAAAATATGCAGGGTCTTGTGCACATTTTACATATTGTTTTTTGATTACTTCTTTTATCTGTTCTGCCATTAGTCTACTATCTGACCTGCTAATTTAACTGAAGTAGCAGTCAAAGCTACTCCGAATGTAAAGTATAACCATTTGTTTTCATACCATTTAGGTTGAACGAGTTTTACTTTTTGTTCAAGTAGTTTTGTAGTGTCTTTTAGTAGATTAATTTGGTTAGTTTTATTCGCAATCAACATAGAGTCTATGACTGAATTTTCCTCAAAGAGTTGTAATTGTGATTCTAAATCCATTACTAAAGAAACATTTAAACTATCTTTTAGTTCTAATTCCTTAATAGTATTGGTAAATCCTAAAACTTCTTCCTCTGTGAAGGTATAGGTTTTAGTTTCAACAACATCTTGAGCGAATAATCCCCCAATTAATAATATGTATATAATGTATCTCATATATATAAATATATACTACTTTGAAAACTTCTTAAGAAATTTTACTGCTTCGTCAGCATTGTCTTCTTTGACTGCTTCACCAGCTTTTTCAATCTGTTTTTTAGTAGTAGTAACTTTTCTTTTTAATTTTGCTACTTCTTTTTTGTTAACTTTCTTCTTTGACTCAAGAACTTTTACTTCTTTTTCAAGTTCTTTAACTTCGTTGTCTTTAACTTTGATAGCTTTATCAAGTTCTTTGACTTCTTGTTTTTTATTTCCACCAAAGAATAAGTTTAATATTGCATTAATGATTCCCATTATTGTGCTCCTGTTAGTTGTTGTTCTGCTTTTTCCACGAGTTCTTTCTTTTCTCGTATGAAATCTCTTGCTTCTTGAATGGTTTTATCAAATGCTTTTTCATCCATTTCCCATTTGTCCTTTTCAAGTTCCGGTGTATTTACACCAACATTATTATACCAAGTTTTTTTACCACCTGTTTTTTCAAAGTCATCTATACTTTGCTCTAAGTCTTTTAATTGTGATTTTTGATTTTCTAACATTTTCTTTTCTGCCCATTCATCAAACTCACCCTTAACTCTAAGTTTGTTTTCAAAATCTACTTGACAATCAAAACAATGTCCCATCATTCTCCAAAACTTATCATCAAGTTTCTTCTTCATTGCTTTTTTACAATTAGGACAAAACCAAGGCATCCTAACTGATTGCATTACTTTACTTAATTCTGATTCTCTTGTTTTACCACCAAGGTTTTCTTGTTTACCCTCGTATCCAACTTGAGCATAATCTTTTTCAGTTTTACCTGTGGTCATCAAATCTTTTAATGCCTTATTCTGTCTTTCTGCTTCTTTACTATATCCTGCCATTATAACTCCTTAAAATTTTAAACTACCTAATATCTGATTGATTGGTGCAAATGCTCCTGTAAATTTGTATATATTACCTTTGTATTTAAATACCAATCCCTCACTTGGAACAATAGCACTCGCTCCACCGATAGCTTCTAATTTTTCTATTTGTATTTTTAATTTTTCTAATTTACTAACATTGTCTGGTTTTTGTAAATCTCTCAATGCACTATCTACATCTTTTTTAATTTTTTGAACTGCTTTGTCTGGTGATACTGCTAAGAAACCTGACATATTTTTTAATATTTCTGCACCGACTTGAAAGAATAAAATCTCAAATGGTTTTATATTATCTTTAAAAATTTTCATATGATTCTGTTTGTCTGTATCCAATACCCACTTGTTAAATTCTGGATTACCTTTAAAATCTTTTCTTATTTGTGGTATTTTGTAAGACTTATCAAAGTATGCCCAACGATTAACCAACTTAACGAATTGGTCTGGTTTTATGTTTACCCCAAATTGTTTACCCGCATTAAATACATATTCTTTCCAAAATGATTCGTGATACATACCTAAAGTATCAGTATCTTTCAATCCATATTGTCCTTGTAATTTATTTAATTTACCTAAGAAAGAACTTTTCTTTGCTCCGTAGTTTTGAACTTTACTCATCTTTAAGAAATTAGGTCTACTAATTTTAAATGTTCTTTGTATATTTTGATTTACTTGTTGTATCATACCTTGTAACATACGAGCTGCTTCTTTTGAATATCCTTTTGCTCTACCAGACATATCGTATTCGGTAGTTCCGTGAAATACAATTTCAGCGACATCATAATCTATAATATTACTTGTTTGTGGATATATAACCTCTAAATTCATCCATTTAGTTCCATTACCAAATACTTTTTTCTTTTGAGCGTCTGATAACGAACCTATTGATTTTTCTAAATCTCTCATCGCACCTACAAATGCTTTTTTAACATTACCTCTTCCTGCAAACATACTTGCTACACCGGAAGTTGTTGGTGCAGTTTTACCACCATTTTTCAGATGACCTTTGTTTCGGGCTGCTTTTAACTTTCCGTCAACCCAACTTACCATTAAATTTTGTCCGTCAAGTTTTTCAGACACTTTATCTTCACGATTCAATTGTCCACTTAACCCTATAATAATTATGTTCTTCAAATCTGAAAACATCAAATTATTATCATCAAATGGATGATTCATATGTCCGTATGCTCCACCTTCAATTAATAACTTGACATCTTTCATAAATGACTCTTTAATTCTTTGTTTGACATCCCCTTCTGAGTCTGCTAACTTTAAATCACTATCTTGTATATCCCCGTCTTTTACTGATTCGTCTCCGAAGTATTTTATTATTTCCCAACCTAATTGTTTTATTATTTTATCCATACCAGATTTATATTTAGGATACGGATTATCTACTGATTGTGTGTTTTTTCTATTTTGATTAATAGTTCTTCCATATGTTACGGTTTGTGCCATATCTTTTTCATAATCATCAGCTTCAATCGTATAAGCTATTTCTGCAGTATCTTTAACTGGATAATCAATTACTTCCCAGTTTATAATCTTTGCGTGTTCCTGTGATACACGATAAAAATCATCTAATGAACCAAAGAAATCGTATAACCCCTCATCAGATAAATCACTACCCTTGAAATGAACTCCAAGTCCACTAACT